GGAACACTGTTACTGCATGTAATTCTCTCCCAGAATCTGCCAGCGTTAGTGATGCCATTTTTTTACCAGCCTTTGTAATTCTTGGCTTAAAAGATACAACAAACATCTCATCATCTTTATATGGTAACATTTTGTAATTTAAAAACTTAATTAGTGGATCCTTAGAGTCTTTTATTTCATCCACAGGTACTGCAGATACAACCCTATTATCATTTGCAAGAATAATATAAGAACGACCAGCCTCAACAACGGTATTTTCTTCATCAAATATACCAACACTTCCAGTTTTATCTAGCAACTCTACCCTTGACCATCCTTTTGATCTCTTAATTGATTTTACCATACCCATCAAAATGAATGCACCTTTTTCTTCATACTCTTCAATATCATTTATGTATGCATAATAATGTTGTGGTATAGATATATTAAACTCAGGCAGATTGAGGTACTCGTATAAGTTTTCCTTAACTTTTGCAGAATCGGCTGGGTTATCTGGAAATGTAAGTGCACCAATAGCATTCATTGCCTGTAATGCTCTAGAGTTTACTCCGTTGCCTTTTGTAAATGTATATTCTTCAACTTCTGCAAAAGACTTAAAAGGTCGTGCCGATAAATATCGTTCTGCAATCTTATCAGAGATAAATTTGATTGCCGAGAGTCCAAACCGAATACCCTTACCCTCAATTTTAAAATCAATATCCGAATCGTTAATATGAGGTAGTTTAATGCTAATCCCCATTCTTTTCGCCTCAATAAGATATTCAGTTCGTGCATCTTTGTCCTTTTCATTTTTTAAAAGTGCAAACATAAACTCAATTGGATAATGGTACTTTAACCATGCCGTCCAATACGAGAGCGTAGAGTAAGCAACCGCATGAGATTTGTTGAACGAATATCCCGCATGTGCTTCAAAGTCATGCCATAAATCAAGAGCGTCATTAGGAGCAACATACTTAGAAGCACCTTTAATAAATTTATCTTTAAACTCATCAAACTCTCTCGCATCCTTTTTCTTTCCAATGATTTTACGAACCTTGTCAGCCTCTGCCATGCTCATACCGCCAAGTTCAACGCAAGCCTGCATAACCTGTTCCTGATATAAAATACACCCATATGTTTCTTCTGTAAAGGGCTTAAGGATCTGATGTAGGTAGTTAATATTTTGACGACCATGCTTACGAGCAATATAGTCTTTACCAATAGTATTCATAGCACCTGGACGAACAAGAGCATTAGAAGCAGCAAGTTCAGCAAGATTTTTTACTCCCATTTTTACCAAAAGATTTGTATAAGGCGTGGCTTCGCACTGGAATACACCCTTTGTATATCCATCAGAAAGCATCTGATAAACATTTTTATCATTCATATCAATTTTAAGTAGATCTATTTTTCTATCATGTCTTTCTTCAATAATATCAAGAGTATCTTTAAGAACACTGAGAGTCTTTAGACCAAGAGCATCGATCTTAATTAAGCCAATTCTTTCTGCTTCTTCCATGTCTACTGCTACAACTGGAATACGCTCATCAGCCCCAGTTACATTTCTTGTTTCCATAGGAGCGTACTTAAAGATTGGCTCTTTACTTGTTACAACACCTGCAGCATGAATTCCTGTTCCACGAATACGACCACGAAGTTGTTCACCATACATGACAACCTCTGGATACTTTTCACGAAACCAAGAAGAGTTCTTAGATGTACAAAAATCATCCCACGTATCTACGGTCTTTAAAACTTTATTTACATCTGGCAACGGTATATTCAAAGCACGAGAAACATCTCGCACAACACCTTTATCTTTAAATTCTAAAAATGTAGCAATAGATGCAACATGTCGATATTGTCTAACTAGATAATCTTTTACTTCGTCACGACGTGAATCCTGAATGTCTGAATCAATATCAGGAAAGTCATTACGCTCAGGATTGATAAAGCGGAAGAACAAAAGTTTATGCTCGATTGGATCGATATCTGTAATGCCAATTGAATAACAAAGAAGTGAGCCAGCAGAGGATCCACGACCTGGACCAACCATAATGCCCTCTTTCTTTGCCCAGTTAAGCATGTTACGAACAACTAGAAAATAAGGAGCAAAGTTCTTTTGATTAATAATTTCTAATTCTTCATCAAGACGATCTAGGTATTCTTTATTTGTATCAAGTCCACGCTCTTTCAAACCTTCAAGAGCAAGTTTGCGTAATTCTTCTCCTGGCTTACGATACTGTACTGGCAATAGGTTTAGCCCTGACTGAATATCGTACTCTTCAACCTTGTCACAAATCTCAAGCGTAGATATAAACATTTCTTCATTGTCAATTCCATGCTTTAACATTGCATCTTTCATTTCTTGATAAGATAAAAGATGAATATCAAATGACTGAAATGACATTTGACGATCTGCACCATAAAGATAGTTAAGTCTTTCTATCATATCTTTATGCTTTTTAGATTTTTCGTATGTAACATCTTTCTGTAATTTTGCGTGTGTATTCAGGATAAGCATAAGTTCCTGAATTTCTTTTTGGTTGCTATCAGAATGATGACAGTCGGGGGTGACTACAAGTTTTACACCCAAAGATTTTGCTAATTCTACTAATCCTTTATTTACCTTTTCAGAGTTATGAGGCATTACCTCAATATAATAATCATCTCCAAAGGTTTCTTTGAACCATTTAATATGTTTCTTAGCAATTGCTAGTTCATCTAACTCTACTGCTTTTGCTACCCAGCCACTTAGGCAGGCAGAGGTTACAATAATTCCTTCTTTATATTTTGCTAATGTTTCAAAATCAAATCTTGGCTTACTAAAAAATCCTTCAGTCCAAGCAATTTCATTAATCTTATTTAGATTTTCTAAACCTTGTTGGTTCTTAGCGAGAAGGACTATATGATGATAATTTTGATCAAGAGGATCAGTGCGTTCTGCCTTTGCTCTCTTATCAGCCATATCTGTAGTCATATAACCCTCCACGCCAAGAATAGGCTTGATGCCTGCTTCTTTTGCAAGACGGTACATCTCACGGTGTCCAGATAATGTTCCATGATCTGTTATTGCAATTCCTGGCATACCCAGTTCAACTGCTCTATTTACATATTCTTGCGGAGTGGCCACACCATCCATTAAAGAATAATGGGTGTGGACATGAAGCCCAACGTAGTTCATTAATTACCAATCAATGTTTGTAGCAGTTGTTGATGGAGTATCGAATCCAAAGTAAAATGCTTCTTGCTCTGGATATGGAACCTCACGAACTACCTTTTCAAGATTGAAGTATTCATGACCCTCCCATTTAAATGGTTCAGTGTCAGGTGTTGATGGAATAAGTGTGTAATTGGTTTCAGTTCCCTGTCCGTTACGCTTTAATTTCCACATTAGATTTGAGATGCTGCCTGTTTCAAGTGCATACTCACGAATTGTATTAAATGCAGACTGCTTGCTAATACCTTGTGACCATACTGCAATATATGGATCTTCTGTTCCATCATCTACAAGTACGTTTGTGTAGAAGCGAAGACGTGCTCTCCAGCCACTCTTTGGCTCTTTACGTGCCATTTCGCAACCAAAGCAGCGCCCCTCAGATTCCTGAGTACATGCAGCCTTGCGCTTATAGTCTTTTGGATTTGTATGCTCTGACACTACAACAGCAAGACCACGATCTTCGTTATAGTTTGCAGAGTCTGAGTCAAGTTCGTTTACAAAACGAATTTTTGCTGCCTGTCCGTCAATTAACTTTACCCAACGGACCTTTGTTCCTGTGCTTTCATATTTTGGCTTTTCAACTAATGCGTTGATGTTTTTAAGCCCTTTTACTATAGTCATGTTTCTCCTTATATAAGTTTTTCTATTTTAACATAGCAATGATAGAGTTGTCAAACTGATATTCAAGTTTTCTAATAGCATCATCATCCATATCACCGATATCTTTATATTGTTTATCTAACTTGATTACTGTCATTAGTGACCCTAATTTCTCAGTTAGGCGGTCAGCCATAATTGAGCCTGCTTCATCATTGTCTGCTACAAGCACAACATTATTGAAGTACTTCTCTAATAGTTTCATCTGGCTTGACGAAACATTAGCCCCCAGCGTAGCGACTGCGGGAAAACCAACTTGATCTAATCTAATTGCATCAAAGGATGATTCTACAATATATACAAACTTTGATGATTTTACTCTGTGCAGGTTAAATAATATTTTACTTTTTGGAAGTCCTGGTGTATTTTTAAATTCTTTTCCCTCTATAGTCCTTGCAACAAAACCTATTGTCATACCGTCTGGAGATTGCATAGGTATTGCTACTGAGTCTTGTTTTTCTGAATACCCCAAATCAAATTTAATGACAGACTCTTTAGTAATTCTTCTACCCTCAAAATATGACATAGCACGTGGAGACTCTATAGCCTGCTTATTTAGTCTCTTTATTAATAATTCATCATACTGCACAAAATCGGGAGCAGCATAAAGAGCCTTGTTAACTATTGACTCAAGATCTGTCTCAACTTCTTTACTTTTAATATATCTAATAGATTCAAAATAAGATCTACCAGTCATATGCATAATTAATTCTGTTAAGTTTTTTGTAGTCTGACAGCCAAAGCAAAAGAATAATCCAGACTCTTTAGATACCTCGCCAGCGGGAGTACGGTTATTATTGTGGTACGGACAAAAGATAATATAATCAGTACCGTATTCGGCCTCTATATCTATACCTGCACCAGTTAGTACTCTATGTATCTGTTGTGTTGTATATATGTCTTTAAGCATTTTTGTCTTCGTAATCTTTATATTTATAATATCCCTTATCAAAGTCTGCTTGTATTAAAAAGTCTCCCATAAATCCGTTACGATTTTTTCTAAACGCACATTCAATTATATCACTGTTGTTTGCACGACCTAGTGCTAGAACCCAGTCGGCGTCGTAAGCAATTTGTCTTGACCAAGATGTTTGGCCAAGTGTTGGAACTGTGCTCATGTTAGTAACATCGTCTGGAGTTGCAGAAGAAATTGCAATAATGGGAACTTCTTCACTAATTGACATAAGTTTTAATTCACGAGAAAGGTTTTTCATACGTACTGTTTCATTATCAGACTTTTGATTTGGCGCCATAAGTTGTAGGTAATCTACAATTATAAAGTCTGGTCGATACTGATCAATTTTTCCACGAATAACTGACGGATTAATTTCTCCACCACTATCATTAGAAATAATATGAAATGGTGGCTTACCAGCAATCTTGCTGTCGTGCCACTTCTTTAACATATCTATTTCAATATCTCCATTAGAGATTTTACGGTGTGACCATAATCCTTCACCCATAATCGCAAATACACGATTACGAACTTCTGTCTCAGACATTTCAAGACTTATGATCATTGGTGTCTTGCCCTGTTTCCATGCCTGTACGGCAAAGTAAAGAGCAAGCCAGGACTTGCCAATACCTGGATATGCCAAGAATATCCCCAGTTGACCTGGCATAATTCCTGAAGGAAGGTAATTGTCAAATCCTGGCAAGCCTGTCTTAATTCCAATCTTACCAAGTTCTTGTTGCTTCTTTACATTTTCAAAATAAGCAATTGCAGATTGAATATCGGTTGCATCGATATCACGTATAGCAGATGTGTTTTTCTTTAACTCAGAAGTCTTTGTAATTAATTGTTCTAGTGCTTTTACACCTTGTCCACCCTGGACTTCTGTAGCAGCATTACGAATAATGTCTTTAAGGCTATCATTTAAATAATCTGCTTGTAATTCTTCTAGGTGGTGCTTTGTTGTACCCACACCAGCAACGGGAGCAAAATCTCTAAATTTTTCAACTACTAAAGAAGATGGCGGAACAGTTCCATTGCTTTCTGCATATCGCTTGATAAAATTCCATACATCATTATGAGTTCTTAAAAGCCCATCTATATTGGCTTGAAGTAGAACATGGACCTGTTTATCTTCTAATACCGCACTAATTACTTTTGCTTCTGAATTACTCACTCAACCACTTCCTAGCCAATTTTCTACGCTCTGCTCTCTCTTTTAAATCTTGTTCTGTAGCCATTCTACCATTAAGAATTTGCTGTGCATTGTAAGCAAAAAAGTTCCATGTAGGATATTGCACAATATTAAAATAATATTCTAATAAGTCATAGCAGGCACTAAGCCCATAAGATTCTACAAGGGCATCAGCAGCCCACTGCTCAACATTAAGATTGAGATTAGACTTTTGCTCGTATCTCTGCAAGTGAAGTTTATTGTAGCGACTGAGCAAAGCCATACGGTCTTTGCGGTCTGCCATAATTATTCCTGAGTAATCTCTGCCTTGGCTTCTTGAACTTTCTCAATAACCTTTGTCTCAACAAAATCGTATACACGATCCATTGCTTCATTTGTATTTTCTCCATTACGAACATGGTCAACAACACCAAGATCTACTCGCAAAGATTGAAAGTTTCCTAGATTAAGCGTGTATCCAAGTGTTACAGATACCTTTGTTTCATTACGTTCTTCCACCATTTACCCCCTTCAAAGGTTAATTTATGCTCTCTGACCAAACTGGTATAAATCTACCATCTTCAGTTTTTGTATAAACTAGTATACCATCGCCAGTTCTGCGTGTCAACTCCTGTACTGTAGGAGTCATGTTATTTGTTATTAAATTATCTTTTCTTGGTCTTCCAAAATGTATACTTGCAAGTATATCACGTATCTCTTTTAGTTGCGATTCAGAGTAGTATGCTCTTATTTGCCACCCTCTTGTACCGCCAACTTGTGCACCTGTTGGTGGTGGAACAACTCCTCGTTTAATTAAAGATGGAAAATACTTGCGGTGCCTATTGACAAGTCGTGCAGTTTCTGATACAGTATATGCCTTTTCTCTATTTTTTCTAAAGTCATTACGAAAACAAGTTTCTAGTCTATCTTTTGTAATATTATAAACAGTTACCATACCAGTTGATCTAGAACTATGATGAAGCCTAACAAGATCGCCATTTAAAAACCAGATAGTCTTGTTACCTGGAATTACAGGCTGGTTATTGTAGTCTTTACTCTCAAGTTTTCTAGGTCCAAAAGCCATTGACCATACCTACTTTGTGATGGTGGATGATAAAATTTTCTGCTGCCACAACTAATGCAATATGTTTCCATATGCATTTCGCTAGAGTATTGTCTATCAATAAACATTCTACCCTTGCATCTACTGCAATAAATCATTTAACTGATTCCCCTTAATTAGGAATGCCAATAACAATTAGATGGACTGCTAGAGAAAGATCTCCAGAAGCACCGAATCTAACAATGCCTTCCACTCTTGAAGTTGTTACAGATTTTAAAATTACTGTAACATTTTGTCCCGCTGGTGTATTTCCAATATTTAAAGCAGTAGCAGTAGCAATTGGCGCATACTTAAAGTCAGATGGGAAATCATAAGAAAATGTCTTTTCATTTCCTGCGCTGACAGTTGAATTATTAGCAACCTCAACATAACCACCAACTACTCTAGCCTCAGATGTTTTAATGCTTTGTCTGCCCGCACTGGTTGTATCTACGGTTGTATAGTTATACGTCGCAGAAGAAACCTGTGTAGATAGGTCATTTAATGTATCGGCCAACTGATAAATGTATGTAACATCTAAAGGTTGTCCTCGTTCTGGTAGCGGTACTTTAGCCATATATCTCCATTATATCATTAGATCGTTTCATTAAGAAGTTGATACATTTTTAAAAACGGTGTTGCTGAATCAAACGGAATGCCGTTTCCTCTTACTACTGGCTCTCCAACCAAATAAATTTCAACACTAACTCTGTTTGGAGAATTTGGCTGAATTGCACCATTAATAGTATATGTGTCTGGATAGGGCAAAGATAATGTGGTTGATTCTATTCTTTCTTTATATAGCCAATCACCACCATCATTTCTATCCCATCTTACCCAAATATCATATTCTAAAGCATTTCTAATAAAAGCATTAGTCTTGTATGTGCCTTCAGGGCTTACGGCGGTAGATCCAATATTTCCATGATTTTTATAATAACTAAAAGTATCAGTAGTTACGGCACTAAGTTTATATGTGCCATTAAATGTAGAATCTACTCCTTCTACCGTTACCCAGTCACCGACAGACATGTAATGTGCGGCACTTGTTGTTAAAGTTGCAATGTTTGTTGTTAATTGTTTATTTGTAACAGTTTGCACTGTTTTTGTATCTTTTAATATTGTAATTGAATCCCAAGTAAATGATGCTATTTGATTTCCAGTATTAAAATTTATCTGCCCAGGAACGTAAGTAAAATTAGGAACAACTAAATACACTGGAGACCAATGTGATACTCTGTTACGGTCTTCAGAAATAATTCTATACCTTAAAGTATATCCTTCGTTTTCGCTACCAATCGGAGGAAGATCAATTGGCGCTTGACGATATTTTTTAATACCAGCGTCGGCCATTATGAAACTCCGACAGTAAATCTAAACTCAATATAGTTACTAGTATTTGGGTTCTTAATAATGGTTTCTGCTTCTGCATTTTTTACTACAGAATATCCCGTTAGTCCATAAAGTGGATTGATAGTAGAAACATTTTCAAGGCGCAAAGCATCATATGCAATATAGTAGTCTCCAGTAGGAGTATCTGAGTTTTGAATTGAAGTATAAATTTTAACCACTGTTACAGCATCCCATGTGAATCCATTTGTTACATATAGGTTTTGTAATTGCTCTGTAATAACATAGTATCTGTTTTCTGCAAAATCATATGTTCCGCCTGTACCAGAACCGTTGTCTAACTCTATCTCCATGCGAGCATACTCGCCAACATTTTCTGCGTCTGTAGAAGCAAACTCAATTAAAATACGCACAGTATCAGGAACGCTTGATGAGTTTCCATTTTTACTAATTAATGAAAATGCAAGTCTGAGTTCATCTGTTGGAGCATTCTTAGAAAAATCTACATCTGCACCAGTTAAATGAATATGATTGGACCCTGGCTCAATATAAAAATGTCCACCAGAACTTCCTGTTGATGGATCAATAGTTAGATCTGCATCATTGCCAACCACAACAATCATATTATTTAAAAATCTACAACGCTCATATCTATCTGCTCTTGATGGTTTAAAAAATATTGAATTGTCTGCATTAGTTTGAAATACTGGATCTGATGTTGCAATAATATTATCATCATTAGGATCATCTAATGGTTGTGTAATTGTAGGTATAGATGTGGCAGAAGTTTGATCGTGATACTGCCATCCTTCTCCTGTTGAAAATGCAAATACAGTCTTACTATCATATGCTCCCGCAGAGGGGTTTGATCCTGCTGAATATAATCCTATTTCTGTTATTTCATATCTTTCTTCTGTAGGTAATTCTGCTGTTAGCACTAACTTTTCTGTACCACCATCATTTACAAATCCTCGTGATGAAATTGGAACACGGAACATTTCAAAGTCTAGGTTTTCTTTTGCGGAGTAGTCTCCATATGGGTCAGCGGTTGCTAGAGGCTGTGCGCCGCAGCCAACGGCTATATAAGAGGCATAAGCAGGTGCTTGACCAAGCAGGTACTTGCCAATAATAGATTGTCCAGTATTTGTTATCATAATTCCGCCTCATATATTGTACCACTTGAAGTTATTTCTACCTGAACCTGCTCTCCTTCTTGAACATTAATTATCTCAATAATTAAATCGCCTGTTTCTGGATCTATATAAACATGTTCTCCATTTGGCCCGTTGCCAACATTTGGAACCTTGCTTTCAAACTTAATAGAAAAGTTTTGAAAGTATTTATCTGATGTAGCCTGAAGACTAACAATATTATTTGGGTTATATTGCTGCTGAATAGTTGATAGATTTTTAATTGGCTGATATATTATAGGCTGCCCATTTACTGTATCATTTCTAGCAATATTAATTAACTCTTGCCCTCCAATATTTTCAAATAAAAGATCTGCCATTATTTCTACTGGCAACGTCTCATCATTAAATAAAATAGTATCTATTGGGGCAGTTAAAACGGGATTAACAGAGGACTGAGAAGTAAGAAATGATTTTGTTGGTGTGGGTGGCATAGATGAAATATATTGACCAGTTTTTTCATCAAAATATTGGCTTCCGCCCAAATACACTCTTGTTCCATCATCAGCACCAGGGTCTATAGATACCATTTATTTATACCTCACTTAGATACAGGGTCATACTTGGACCATCTGTATCTCTTCCATATCTAATATTATATATTACAAATCTTGTTATAGTTGGCGTTACTAAATTTAGTCCACTATTATCTTGATAAGTAATTGTTACTATATCTCCTAGTTGTAAAGTTGGTATAGCAAACATATTTACGCCTACCGCCTTTTTAGGGACCATGACCTTATTAATTATCCAGCCCATGAGTTGCTCTGCGTCGTCTTGGCTCTGAATATATGGACTCTCAATAGCAAATTCATTTTTACCATATATGATTCTACTTTGTTTTATTTCATCATACTTGGCTTTTTCTACAAGTGGAGATGTTACTATTGCACTGCCCTGAAGTTGTGGAATAGAAAAATTACTGCGCTTCTTAAAATATTCATCAACTGTAAGTTCATAGGTAGTGTCTTGGGTAAATGTTATACCTTGAATTCTTAAATAGTTGCCAGTTGTTTCATCAAGATTTAATGCTGTATCAGTTGCATTAAATATTAAAAATTCAGCGCCGTATGAATCTGCTTGGAATCCAGATACTGCGTAGCCCTTAATTCTATTAAGAGTTGGAGATAGTTGTGCATAAAGTGCTGGGTATGAACGATCATACTTAATATCAAAATATGCACATTCACGCATAATAGTTCCAAATTCATCAAAATACATATTGTATCTTGGTGGCTGCTCAGAACTGATGCCGTCCAGATATGTAGCCTGAATAATGCCGCTCATAGCATATTTACGGAAAGATTCATTAGCATCAATGTTAGTATCGCCAAATGCACTTGATAAAGTCTCACCCACTGTAAATACAGTGTTTTGAGAGTAGTTTTCTGCTAGTGCATAAATATTTTCAAACATAACTCTTGAAGATCCACGAACAAACAAAGCAGAATTATTATAAATTGGCATTGGGTCTGCATCATCTACAATTTGAATTAGTTTATTATTAATATACAAATAAAATCTACGAATAGTCCCTATATCTTCATACTCTACAGATAAATCATATACTGTAGTATTTTCTTCTCCAGCCATACGATATTGACCAGTAAAACGACCATCATCTACAATGATACTACTTAGTCCTCCCCAAAGTTTTACAGGAATAGCATCATTATTTGTAGAATCTTTTTTTACTTTATAAAATACAACATTGTTAATTGAAATATTTGGCTGTCCAGCATTATTAGTAGTGATATATGACTGGATGTTATCTTCTGTCATTGCTATTATTTCAAAATAGTATCCATTGTTTGTTTCTGGATTAAGCAATACTGCAATACCGCCAGATCCTCCACCTATGCTAAGATTTTGATTTGGAAGAGCGCCTGTTACTTGATAGTATGATGTACTTCCAATTGGCGTTTGTGTGCGAGTTTCATTGTTTTCAATTTTACCAATAATTCTCATTCTAGTACCAAACAGTTTATATGCATTGTCTAATTGTTTATAAACATAAGAAATAAAATTTAGTGGTGTTTCTGTTGTTCTAAAAGATGGGCCATTCATAACAAGAGCAGAAGACTGTATTGTTCCGCTTTGTGTGGATTTTAGATTATTAACTGCACTATCTGTTAAATAGTTTGTAGCCATGAAGTTTTTTATAATACCATTACGAGTAGTCTGCTTTGCTAAATCATTATTTACACCAGCAGCACCAGTAGTGGTAGAAGGAATTGTAGGATTAATCTGTGTAGTAAATAAGTATTGTGCTTGCATATCGCAACCACGAACATACGCATTATCAGACCAGTAACTACTAATGCCAGCAGTGTGTGCAACGATAGGTGTACCAAACTGACCACGACCATGCTCATATACTGCTCCTGGTTGCAGTCTTTCTATGCCGTCAATTGTTTCAAAATAAGGAATAGAATAAATACGAACTAAACCAGTTGGATAGATCTTACCATTAAATGGAAGTGTAGAAAAATATTTTTGATATTCTTGATTACTTGTAATCCAAACATTTCCAGTTCCTGTGATATTAAATTCAGCAGCATCATATCTAATTATTTCTCCATTAGAATAAAAATACCCTTGATATCTTGTTAGCCAATATACATTTTCTCCTAAGTCGATTGTATTATTTATAACTACTCCGCCAGATACGGTTGGTGGCGTTGATGGTAAATCTGAGTTAATTGGCATAGCACCCAATACGTAGTTGCCTTGCTGAGAGGCCACCTCGTTAATGGTTTTTGTATTTGGAGTTCCTGCAACCTCCCACAGCAATGCTGGTTTATATATCCAAGTTTTATCTTTATCAACCATACTTGCTTGTCTAATACTTCCATAGGTTCTTTGTAAGTATCTAGTTGTATAACTAATTTTTCCATCATTATAAACTTTTTTGTCTTGTGATGCAATTGAAATAATATTTGGAAGATTGCCAGAAGATAGGTTTTCAACTACGCCATTATCTAGTTGATTATTGTTTCCTAATAATACAAAGTCTATTGGTCTTTCTGTTTCTGTGGGCATTAAGTAATTTTTACTCATTACAACAAAATTATTATATTCATCAAAAAACATTGCAGTTTGTGTAGCAATTGCTAATTGATTCAAAACTTCCGCTACATTTTGGTCTGGGGCAACAAAAAAATATGGGATAACTGGATCTGATTCATTTTCAATTCTTTTAAAAGTATAGTTAGTAAAGCCAACAAAATCTAACAAAGTAACAACAGCCATGCTTAATGATGTTTCTGTCATCATTAATCTTGGTGCAGGCATAGATTCTAAAAAGAAATAAAAATCTCTTAGTTCAATACTTATTGTTCCAGCAGTAACGTCTGCCTGTGGAAATCCTTCTGAATACATTGTTTTAATTGGAACATAGTAATCATACAAACTTTCATCTACATCCCTTACATTAGATATGACCTCGTAAAATAAAAATTTTATATTTTTTCTAACATAGTCAGCAATTATGCTTGTTGAATTATTTTCGTTAAATGCTTGATCATCGTCAAATAAAGACATGCTTCCAGTAGAAGCGAGAAGTTGTCCAACAGGAAGCGACGTTACACCAACATCTGATAATATTTTTGTAACATCGTACTGAATTGTTTTGTCTGATAGATCAACAACTAATCTTGGAGAAAACTCAATAAGATCTAACGTTGAGTCAAATTTGTTCATAGTATCAACAACAACTCTAATACCACGAACATATTCAAATTCTCTATATGATGTACCACCAATAATTGTGTCATTAAAAGAAGAAGGCGAGGTAAGATCAGTAACAAAACTTGTAGTATTTGTTATTGTTTCAGAACCCAACAGCCATCCATATTCTGGTGTAAACTGCTCATAACTATCTCCGTCCCAAATGTAAAATGTTCCAATATCTCCTTCATTTTCAACAACAAGGTAGGCATAGCCAAGTAATGACACTTCTGGAAGCAATGTGTTTGAAGAAAGAGTTTCAGCAAATCTAAATATATTTTTATACGACTCAGGGACAATTAACCCATATTGCAATTCTACGTATCCATCTGGAGCAATAATTGGAGAGCCATCTGCTCTAGTATCATTTTCTGTAAATACATAAGCATCTATCCAATCATTATTACGAAGATATTGAATTCTCCAACGAGCAGGAGTTTTTTTATTTTGCTCTCCATAAAGTGGATCATCTATAGAACTAGTAGCAGTTGCAAATGGCCCTAGATCTACAGAGCCAACTCCAGTCTGTACCTTAACGACAAGTCTGTTTGCTGGTACATTATTTTTATAAACTACAAAAGGAACTGCATCATCAATATAATAAAGACCATTAGATATATTTTTTGCTATACCATATTCAAAATTATCTTCCGTTCTATATGAAGTCCAATATCTAAACTGATCATATCTAGATGGCATATACCAGCGTGGGCGTTGTGCCATATCTGCACCAGAGTTTGGCATATACGAGCCAGGGAAATACAATGGCTTATTAATACCCGATCTTGGTCTAAATGGTTTGATGCAATCTTCTAAAGAATAAAGCATTTTCATTTTTGTTTTAGGTAAAGTAAACTGTTGTGGTGTTCCGTTATTTTCAAATCCACCATCTACTACAACATCTGCATCTGTGGCGCCTGTATAGTACCCACCTGAATCTAGCGAGTCGAATATAACTGGAAGTATATGAAACTGAGAGGCGGGGGTAGTTGGACGATACCTATAATTACCAAGTAAAAATATATTATCTGGCATATTCATGTTCCATTCAGCAAGAACTAAAGATCTTAGTTGTATTGTTGCTGATGTTTCTAAATGAGTCTTTAATGTTTCATTAATAAACATTTAAACCTCTTCTAGGGTTAGATTTATATTCCAAAAATCATATGTGCTACCACCACGTTTTACAACAGAATAATTAAAATCTGCAAAGTATACCTGAATAATTTGGTTATATTGTGCTAAATGTCCAAATGAAGCATCTGTAATTTCTCCACCTGTTTTAAAATTACTGTATTTATCATATGCTAGATACATCCAAAATGGTCCAGGATGTGATTGATACCAATCTAATATTGCTACTCCACCTGCCCCACCATCCGTTGTAAATTCTCCAGATGTATTTTGATATGGTGAAATACCATTAGAATTAAAATCTGCTACCTCAAAATATGCACGGGATGGAAGCATATTCCAAGACATAGTTATGCTGAGTTTATCTGCAATATGATATGATCGCATACGACCATTAATTGTACGCTGACGCTTTTCTATTCTTTGTTGATTAAAATTAATTTCTCCACGATTATTATCTGATAGTATTAAAAATTGATCAATTAAATCTTCGTCTGTACCACCTGGAACTACTGCCCCAACCTCATAGCCATTTGGAACATAAAGTCCACCAGTTAATGTACCTGCATTATTGGCCCACAGGACAGCCTCTGGGCGTTGGTATCTTTTACGACCTGTTAAATATGCTGCGGTAGCCATTATGAAATCCTCTGCACTTTAATTCTTTGTGAATCGATTTGTTTAATCTGAGTCATTACGGCCCTTGCTATTTCTTCAGGGTTAGATCCAGACCTAACATTTACATTTACACTATAATTATACACGCTATCTGCCGAAGATTCTCCATTATTCATTGCTTTTAATTTATCAACGCCATAACTATTTACAGCATATTTACTCATTATAAATTCGCCAGGTGATAGCATTGCTGGTATTTTATCTGTTCCTCTAGCAAGACCTCCGACAGACATATATTTTGGTTTTATGAAACCACCCTTTGACATAAATAGTTCATCACCTCTACCACCGCTGCCAACTATAGGCTGTGATCCTACAAGAGGTGACAAGCCCAACATTTGCCTTATGCGATCTCTCTCATCCACAACAACTTCGGGTGATGATCCAAATTTTAATTTATCGTTAAGTTCATCAATTTGTTCTTTAAGTTTAAAGTTTAACGCTGTTCCTTTTTCTGTTGAATCACGAAGGTCTTGTAAACTTTCTATTTGATTTAAAATATTTTGATTATTTTGTTGAAGCGCAGAATTATTATTCTGCTGGTTTTGATTTTGGTTTTGTCCATTATTTCCACCATTATTTCCACCATTATTGCCTCCAGCGCCTCCAGCAGCCATTGCTGAGGCAGCATCTTTTGCTGCTTTAGCAATATCTTTCCACTTTTGCTCTATACCTGCAAGCAGTCCAATTGTTGCAGTTATTACATCATTGTATTCTCCAGCAGCAATTTTTGCAGCGATTTCTGCATCGGCTGCTGCTTCCCATGCATCTTTTTGTGCATCAATATTATCAAGGCGAGCCTGTAGTTCATTTTTAATTGTAGTTAGAGCATCTTGTGCTTCTTTTAATTTTTGTTGAGCAAGAACAAGATTTTCACTATCTGCAACATTAATACCATTTTTGATATTGTAAACTTTATCTTCAAGATCACGAATCTGTATAAGATTTGCTTCTCTTTGTTCTTCAAGCAAATAAATCTGATCTTCAATAATACGAATCTGCTCTTGAGTAGCCTTTTGTGCTTCTTGATATTGATAAATCTGATCTTGCTTAACACGAATTTGTTCCTGTAGGGGTATTCTTGCTTGCTCTAATGCATAAATCTGATCTTGTTTTAGAAGAATTTGTGCTTGTACCGTCTCACGCTGCTCTTCTAACATAAATACTTGCTGGCTAATCTCAAATTGACGTTGTTCAACTTGAATCCTTGTTAAGCCTTGGCGTGTACGTAAAGCATCTATTTCGGCCTGACGTGCAGCATCAATATTTCCAGAAGATCTTTCTTGTGCTGCCTGTGCTGCATCTGCTCTTGCCTGTTGTACAGCCTGTGCTGCAGCAGCAATATCTCCTTGAGAAAGAGCATCGGCAATACTGAGTTGTGATTTTTGCTGAGAAGATATCTGTTCATTAATGTCATTAATTTTTTGAAGCGCTTGTTCTTGTGCATCATATTTATCATTAATTTGTTGTGCAGCACGATCCATTAATTCTAGTTCATTGGCAAGGTCAGAGGACTCTTCTTGTAGCGCTGCAATTGGGCGCTCAAAGCCAAGTTCAATACTACGTTGCATTGCTTCAATATCAGCCTGTAGTCCCGCTATTGGTCTATCAAAACTAATTTCTATCTGTCTTTCAATAGAATTTATCTGCTCATTCAAAGCCTCTATTGGTCTTTCAAAATTCATCTCCATTGTACGTTGTAGATCAGATATCTGCTCTTGAAACGCTTCTATTGGTCTAGAAAGTTCTAATTCAGTTTTGCGCTGTAATGATTCAATATTTCTTTCATACCCGTCAATAATGCTTTGAACTCTATCAACTGCAGCCTGTGCTGCTTCTACTTCTTGTTCAGCCTTTATAATTTTTGGCTTATATTCACGCTGTGCCGATCTTTCAAGGAATCCAAATAACTCATCTGCCTTACGACGCAACTCTTCTTTAGCATCATCTGAAGTAATACCAAGAACAATGTCTATTTTCTTTAATTCTGGAATTTCCTTAATATATTTAGCCAGTTGTTCGGAGTCAATCTTACCATCTTTAAGATCTTGAATAAATGCCCTTGCTAAATCTGGATTAGAAAATATTTCTTTAATATCTTCTGCATTAAGGCCAATCTTTTCTAGTAATGGAACTATTGCAGCAAACTGCTTCTTTAATTGTAATTCTGCTGTCCTACCCTCAAAGAATTTTAATAGTTCACTACTTAGTAATTCTGTATTAACTTCTTTAATTAATTTAAGTAATGCTTTCCATTCTGGAGTTCCAACTTTAGTTGTAGCAATAGCAGCAGCAAGAATGGGATTAGAGGCTATTTCAAATGCTCTACCAGTTTCTACGCCAGCCTTTTGTAGTCTGGAGAAGGCCTCTTGTGATTGAATCAGTTGCTTTCTTTGCTCTTTTAATTCTTCAATGGCCTTTTGATATGCAGACTTTTCTCCATCTCCTCCACCAGTTACAGTGCCAAGTTCTTTTGCAACAATTTCACGAATTTCTTTAAGATCTTTTATATCTTGTTTAATTTTTGCACGTACTCTGGTTGCTGCACGTTGAGCACCACCATCTAGTGATGTTTCTGCAATCTTTAAAGCAGCAATCATTGCTGGTGTAATTGTTGTAACACCAAGCATTGCTGCCTCAACTAACAATAATTGATCTGAAGTATTTTTTAATCCAGCAACACTTTTTGCTAAATCTCCAGGAAGATTTTTAAACACTTGCTGTAGCAATAATGATGCTTGTGGCACTGGCATATCCGAAATTGTTTTAGATATAGCACCAAAACTTTGATCAAACTCTTTTGCTGTTATTGTTCCATTTGCCAACTGGCCAGAAATACCATTTAGCACTCCAGCAATTGCTTTAGAAGTTGTAGAAAGAGTTTTCTTTAAGTCTTTTGACAATGTTTCTTGAGTCCAAGTTACTAACTCACCAGTGGCATAACTAACCGCACTATTTGTTTGTGATGTATAACCTGTAGCAAAATCCTTACCTAAAGACTCACCAAGTTTAGTTATTGTGGCTTTTAGTTCAGCCTGACCCTTTTCTGTTTTTAAATCTATGTTGGCAAAATCAAGATTTAGATTAACCTTGCCAGACTCTTCTTGTAGAGCCTTTAGTATAAGATTAATCTGCTCTTTTGCAAATCCTTTACCCTTTAATTGAACAGCAAGAGAATTAAATATTAGTTGTGCTTCTTCTGTTGTAGCCTCTCTTAAAGAATTAATGTCATTCTTAAACTGATTCAAGAAATCTTGGTTTTCTCTTAGTTCATCAAGTTTAGTCCTAGTTTCTGTATTTACTACTAATGCAGGACCAGTTCTTTCTAAGGGAGTTGTTTGTGGTACAACCCCAAAAAAATCACCAAGAGTTTTAAGTTTATCCTTTGTAAGAAGCGCTGCATCTCCTAAACCTTCTATTGATAAACGCTCACGTTCTCTTGCAGCATTTACCATTTTAACAACTGCAACAGTACCTACAAGTGCTGTAGTTGCTAACCCAATAGGACCTAAGAATCTTGTAACTCCTACTGCTGCTCTTGCAATACTACCCAAAAATCCACTTCTAGAAGCAATTCCTTTACCATATGTAGCAAATGCCATTGCTTGTTTTGCTGCTGCTGTTCTTGTGGCAATAAGCGCTGTAAACTGTGTTTGTGTTAATAGTTGAGTTACAGACATTAATGCAAACATAGCAAGATTTAATTTAGATACAACTCCTGCAAATTCTCCTAATTTACCACCACTAAACGAGGCCAAGCCAGAAAGTGATCCTAATGCAAATGTTCCGCTCATTAATCCACGATTAAGTGTAGTCATTCTATCTTGAAAAGACCTAGAAGCCTTTACCATGTTTTCTGCAGAATCTTTTGTTGCTTGAGAAATAATTGCGGCATTTGCAACCTGAGTCATTGGAACTCCGCCACGAGTTTTTTCTACTGAGAAGTCTGTTCCTGGTGTTACTGGACCTTGTGTCCGTGCCCCTCTGCTTACACCACGAACTGCTTGTGTCGCAACTTGCTGTCCTGTTCTTGCAACATCATCTGCCTGATTCATCATTCCAACAGAAAGGCCACGAGCAATATCTTCACCAATTGGAATTGTTCTCTTGGATGGAGACTGTGTGCCTGCTGCCATCTTTGTTTCATTAATTATTGCATCTACGGCTTGTCTTGGTTGAGATCTAAATTCTTGCCTTGTATAACTTCCTGCTGGATTAAATGAACTTGCTGGACGTAACTTTCCTGGTGTGCTCTGGCTTTCACGTGCAATTGGTATACCACCAGCAAATATATTTCCTCCTGTTTGAGTAAATTCTCCAGAAGCAAGTCCTGCACGAATATAGTCTGTATTTCTTACACCTGGCTCTGTTGATCTTGGCTGTACTCTTACCTGACCAACTTGCTGTGAAGCATTATCAAGCGCAGTTGTAACTCTGCCAAGAGCATCTGACATTCCCTTATATTTGTCAATTACTTCTCTTGTTGCCTGTGCTAAAAGATCATCACTTACTTTTTGATTCTCAGTTCCTTCTGCAAGAGCGACTGTTCTATCTAAAATTTCCTGTTCAACTGTATCAAGAGCAGCAACTATTTCAGGATCTTGAATATTTTCTCCGCCAGCCTTAACGCTTGAAAGCATTTTATTTGTTTTTGCTGACCACTGGGTACTAAATTCTTGAATAGAAGCAGTACCTTTTTCAAGCAATATATTTAGTGATTGTGGCAGTTCTGCAACAAGGTTAGACACAACCTTAATAAATTGTGGATATTTAGCAGCAAGTTCTTCTAAACCTGCCATCTGTATTCCCTGCATAAACTGTTGTGATCCAGCAGCGAATGGTTTTGTTAAGTGGGCACGAGCAGTTCCAAGTCTACCCTGCTGGAATCCTGGAATATTTCCTGCAATAATTCCTTGAATTAAAGCACCATACTGTTTTGTTTTATCTGCTGGAATAACTGATTCTCCAGGTGTGAGCATTGCTGGTACTGTATCTTTATTTCCACTACCTGGAACAACAAATACACCCTTATTATATTTTTTAGGTGTTCTCATCATTGCAGGATTTTGCATTGCAAAGTTTGCACCAGCACGAGCAGCAGCCTGATATGCCAAAACTAGTTGATTTACAGCACCAGCCTCTGCATTAAATGTTTGTGTTAGTCTTGCATGTGATTGATCAAGAGAGTGTGCAACAGCAGCAGCATTCATTTGTTCTGCTGTTAAATACTGTGTTTGTTCTCCAAGAATTTGAGATTGTCCAGTTAATCTTAAATATCCCTGTCTTAGTATTAATGCACCCTTAAGAATATTTGCAATACCATTTGCAAGCAATCCAAATGTCATCAAAGCAACAGGTCCAATTGCTCCAATGGCAACTGTTAATACTACTATTGCTTTTTTAACTCCAGAAGACAGATTGTTAAACTTTTCTAATATACCGCCAATAAATTCAACAATTGGTGTAACTGCTTCCAAGAATGACTGACCTACTGGAACAAGTGCTAATCTTAAACTTTCAACTGCAGCCCTAAACTTATTCATGCTAGATTCTGCTGTCATACCTAACTCAGATTCAGCGATTGATGCTAGTTCTTCTGCAGAATATCCAGCCAAATCAAGAACACGAGCAGCCTGTGTTCCTCCAGCAGTTACGTTTTCAAATAGTGTTGACAAACGAGCAAACTGGAATTTACCAAACAACTGCTCAATTGCACGTGCACGAGTTAATGGATCAAGAGTGTCTAGTGCTTTAGCAAACTCAACTACTGTTGCTCTTAGATTTCCCTGGTTTCCTTCAACAATTTCTTTAATGTTGATTCCCATAGTCTTAAGCATGTCTGCTGCTTTTTCAGTTGGATTAATTAATGCAGCAAGTCCAGACTTTAATGCGTTTGCACCTTCAGACGCATTAACACCACCTTGTTTCATAGCAGTAAGGAAAAAAGCAAGATCTTTTACATTACCGCCAAGTTGCATAATAACTGGTGCAACTTTTGGAATAGCAGTTGTAATATCGTCAAGAGATACAACAGTTTGGTTTTCAACTACGTTTAAGAAGTTAATAGATTCAGTTAAATCTTCATTTGATAATCTAAAAGCATTTTGCAAAGATATAGTAGTTTCAAGAGCCTTTTGTTGTTCAATTTGTCCCAGGACCTGAAGTCTTGTTGCTTCTGTTACCTGTCTTTGTAGATCTGCACCTTGAAAACCTGCGGCTGCTGCATCAGATGCTAAATTAACAGTATCAGCAACGGCAATACCATATCTAGTAAATACTTCTCCTAAAGCAACAATATCTTGAAATGCCTGCTCTCTTTCTGGTACTGGAGTAAACAAGTCTCCATATACTTTTCTAAATTTAATAGCAGCATTTTCCATATCCATAAATACTCTTGAGGCAGTAACTCCAAGAGTGGCCAGTGGAAGTGTAAAGCCAACCATCAACTGACGGCCAGCCCACTGTGTATTCTTACCAAAGTTTAAAAGGTTTGTAGATCCCTGTCTAACTAACTGATTAAACAAAGCCTGTCTTTGTGCAGCAAGTTGTAACTGTGTAGACATACTAGACATGTCAAGTTCATTTGGAATAATAGCAATGGCTCGCATTGCTCCAGAGGCGTCACGCCCCATTTTAATATATTGTGTAGATAGCCTTTTTACATTTTCTTCTGCTACCTTATTTATTGTGTCAAATTCAGATTTAAATAACTTGCCAAATGTTTTTGTAGATGCTCCAGCAAAGCGAAAGTACTCTCGCATTGAAAATTTATTTTTTTCAAGAGAGTCTGTAAAAGATTCTGCTGTTGTTTTTATTGCTCGTAATTCTGCAGAGAAAGCACCAATAGCATTTACGCCATTAATGAAATTTCTCTGCAGATCACGTTGGGCTAGTGAAGCAGTCTCACTGCTTTTAGCAATTGAGGTATGAAATTGTGATATCTGACGCTGTAATGCTTTTAGTTGTGCTAATGCATTAGACGTATCAATATTAACGCCAATATTAGCATTAACGTCAGCCACTTATGTCACCTCTTTTTAAGTTTTAATTGCTTAAATCGTCAGCAGCAGCAAGAGTTGTACCTGATGCAGCCTCTACGATTTTGTAAACGGTTGGCAAATCTAGAACTTCTTCTAGTTTTGATACATCAGCCAACTCTGGCTTGTATTGCTGCATAGCAATTGCTACACATTCTACAAGAAGAGTCATTGACTTTTCGTTATCATCCGCCACCGCCGCAACTCCCTCAAACTTCTTCATGAAAGGACGAAGAAGAGAAATTTTTAGAGGGCGGACTGAGATTTTTGTCCCGTCCATAAGCGTGAGTTCTTTAGACTCATGCACAGTTGTCGCCATTATTTTCCTCCTATATAGGTTATGTTAATTATAGCATAAAACGTCTATTTTTTGAAATTATGCTTTCATAACAGATGGATCTCGCATGTCATCATAATCTAGGCCCATGCCAATTCCAAATCCAACTTTTTTAGCATTTTCTCCTTGTAATGAAAGGATATCATTGCTGTCTTTTGCTTGGCCTTTACTAAATACCCTGGCCTTCATGTCTTCCCATTCTTTTTGCCCACGTTCTGCTCCTGTAGCCTTGTCTAAATCTACTCCCTGAATAGCAGCAAGAAACTTTCTTTCTTCATAATCTAACTCTCTTTTACTTTCCAGTGTAGTTAGTAACTCTGGCATCGATAAAGACTTTTCTAATTCTTGATAATCTTTCCAGATACCGAGCAAAAACACTTCTGCCTCTAGTTTTGCTAAGTCTAAATCAGACCAACTTTTTCCACTATCTGTTGCCTGTTTTTTAACTGTTTCCTCTGATTTACTATTAATTTTAATTCCAGCAGCAATATCTAATATTTTATATATTGTTGGCAAATCTACATGGTCTTCAACCTCATTATGTATTTCTGGATAATATTGTTTCATGCATATTCTTACACATTCAGTTAGTTTTTCTATGGCTTCGTCGTCATCTTGAGACTTATGCACTTCTTCAAATGCAATCATAAAATCTCTAAGGTGTTTTATTTTTAATGGTACTATTTCTAATTCTGTACCATCAACTAAAAATATATTTGCACTATTATAAACTTCTGTAGCCATTTTATCTATTCTATCATAACAACAAAGCCCACCGCTAGGGTGGGCCTGTCGTTAATCTAATACTAGATTATTAAGATGCTGGTGCCCAGGTACGATCTACGATCTTACCATAGGAAGCCGAAGTATCTTCAGGAAGAAGACGGAAAGAAACCTCAAACATTGATGGTTCATCACGCTTTGCAGATACTGTTACGTTCTCAATTGAGAGCGCACGGTATGCAGCGTAAACACGCTCAACATATGCGGAGTCTTCGCAATCTCCAGTTCCAGGACCTACAGCAACAATACCACGCTCAACTGGACACTCACCAATGTCTCCTGCGGAGAGATTTAGTGTTTGTCCTGCTGAAGTAGATTTTGTTCCTGATAGTTCAGAATCGCTGTAAGCAAGAGCCAAGAGAAGGTTCTCAAGGGTAGCCTCAGCAAAAGCAGTTG